CTCGTAAGCTTGATAATATTCAACGTACTGGCCGTATCATTAGATATGTACCAGGTAAAACAGCTGTAATTATTAACTTATATGCACCTGATACACAAGAAGTTGCTTGGCTTAACAAAAGACAAGAGGGACAAGTTGTAAAATGGGTGGATAGTGTAGATGAAATTACATTATAACTACTATCTAATCTGCCCTTGAGGTGAAGTAGACCTTGGCGTGCAAGTCGTAGGTAGTTACATTATAAATTAGGCATGAGTGATGACAGTTAAACTCTAATAATCTCAGTTACTGCAGATAATTTTGTCTTACAAAACCTGAGAGCCTATTTTTATTAAATAGCTATTCGTGGTACGTGATACCTCTACTATAATTTATTGTCTAGCTATAATACGTGAGCAAGCTACGTGAGTGCTGCAAATATCCGAGAGTACCATGCGTGAGTTGGGCAAACAAAGTCCTGCCGTAGGAAAGCAGGCAATTTTAAACCTGCGGGTTTGAAAATCAGCAAGTGAGAGTTGAGGGGAAGCTGTGGGAGTTTCTCCTCGTTCTTACTATTAACTATCTGACAATTAAATAGTAAAGTGTTAAAATATTTTATACATTTGTACTTTATTAAAAAACACTATCAACATGGAATTAATTTATTTAGCTGTCGTTTTAGTTTGCGGTGGTATGGCAGTAAAAGAGTATAGAAAAATACTCAAGTAAACATCATTGTAGGGTGATGAAATTGGCAGACATGCCCTCCTGTCTCGGGGGTGTAGATAAATGGATAAACTAAGGATAATGGGATTGACCACCAAGCTGCGCAGCGCCCTGGTTAAAATCTGTCCTTTAGCTAACTACTACGTGGAAGTTCGAATCTTCCCCCTACAGCTCTAGTGCAATAGAATTCCAACTGCATAAAACACAATCATTAACATTGCGTACAAAAATTTAGTAAATCTATTCATATTGCAAATATATGGATAGACAGATCAACTATTGTTAAACCTTTATTAAAAAATCATTAAACATGGCACAGATTAGCATGAACCAAACACAAAAACTTGAAGGAGTTATAGAACTTCTTAGTTTACAACAACAACAGCTTAACAATATTGATAAGCAACTAGAACAGTTATCTAAACTTATTAATGAGAACTCTAACAGCATTCGTATGATAGAGGGAGATATTGAAGAAGTTAAGGGAGGCAAAACATGGTAGAGTTTATTATGTACAACAATCTTATGAGATGGGAAACTCCTGTATTACTTTTAGTTTTTTATCTTATTTACAAATCAATTTATAAACTTTTAAAAAAGAAATTACTATGAAACACCTTTTAATTGCTGCTATGCTGTTTTCTGGAATAGCACAAGCACAAGATTATTACGTATCAAGTAGATACTCTTCTCACAAATACAATGAGATTACTCACGAGTTTACAACTCTTGGAAGTAAGTGGGAAAAAACTCGTATTATTACAAGTAAAGAGTATTTTGCTTTAGAGAAAAAAGATAATTCTTTTATAACTGGATGGTGGGTATACTATGGAGAAGAAAGTTTAGGAGAATGCTACATAACAGAAGACGATAAAGGTAAAATTTGTTTAGATACAGAAAATAACTTAATTTATGTACTTAGCGACTACAGTGAAACTATTAATAAATGGGTTTCTGTAACAATTTTATCAAAAATAGAAAGAATAGAACCTTTTAACATAAAATGATGCATTTAATTTTGTTTATAGCTACTATACTAGCAGTATTAGCTATTTGTATTGTATCTTATAATACTGAAGATGATACAGAAGGTAAAACGTAAGACTTTTACTATTAGACCATCAGGACGTAGCACAGATTTTATATCACCATCATTTGGTTATGGTTGTTTATATGATTGTTCTTATTGTTACATGAAGCGACACAAGCCAGACGGCTTATCAGTTGCAACAAACACAGGAGACATACTAACAGAGATAAACAACCATGCTTATTTTACACCTGTAGATAAGCCAAATCAAACTCACCCAGATTTTACTACATACGATATTAGTTGTAACGAGGATTTTGCGTTACATGCTAAATACCATGATTGGCAAAGAATATTTCAATTCTTTAAAGATCACCCTGTAGCTATGGGTTCGTTTGCAACTAAATATGTAAATCCAGATCTAATACATTTTGATCCCAACGGTAAAATAAGACTCAGGTTTAGCCTGATGCCACAGCACATGTCCGACATACATGAGCCTTACACATCTAAAATTATTGATAGAATTAAAGCTATCGATGCATTTATAGATGCAGGTTATGACGTACATGTGAATTTTAGTCCAGTTATTGTAACAGATACTTGGCTAGAAGATTACGAAGACTTGTTCCATATGCTTAACGATTACGTTGACTATAAAGATCAAGTATTAGCAGAAGTTATATTCTTAACACACAACGAAAATAAACACGAAGAAAATCTAATTAGACATCCAGAAGCAGAAATTGATCTTTGGAATCCTCCAATACAGGAAGAGAAAGTATCACAATTTGGTGGAACTAACATAAGGTATGCACGACATCTTAAACCTGAATACATAGATGTGTTTAGAGCTATGCATGAGCGTATAATACCTTGGAACACAATTAGATACATATTCTAAAACTAAATCATTATGCCAAGTAAAAAATACACAGATTATGTTCCTTTAGAACCTAAACAAAAAAAAGCAATAAAGAAGAAAAAGGATACTACAGGATTAGTTACACAAAGTACATTTGAATTAATGTTTGGATTTAACTACCCTACAATAAACGTTATCCCTATTGCAAAACACTTAAAATCATTTAAAAACCCTTATTATAACGTAACAAAATGGCAAAAATAGTAAACTTTCAAGAGCTAGGCCTTATTAAAGTGCCTGAAAAAACAGAGACTTACATTCCAGTAAGTCATCAAGAATTAGTTACAAAAATAACTGAAGCTGGTAATAAACATTATGGACGTGAAGCTTCAAAGCATAACTACGAAGTAAATCATAGAGGCCAACAATTATTTGGCTCATTAGTGTGGGAAGGAGAAAACAATAGTATGAGTAGATCTATTGGTTTTCGCAACTCTTACGATAAAACACTTCCTGTAGGCGTATGTGGTGGAGCAAATGTAACAGTTTGTTCTAATCTTATGTTTGTAGGCGATGTAATTAAAATGCGTAAACATACACAAAATGTAGGAGACGATTTAGATGCTTTAATTGTAAAGTTATTTGAAGATGTAGACAAAAGATATACACAGGCGCATTCAGATGCAGGGTATATGCAAGAAATACCTCTTAGTAATGAGCAAGCTGCAGACTACTTAGGACAGTTATTTGTTAATCAAAATGTTTTAAATAGTTCTCAGATAAATAAAGCTGCAGATGAATGGTTTAACTCTAAAGACTTTACATCTAGAACTTTATGGTCTGCATACAATGCATGTACAGAAGCACTCAAATCTGCGCATCCTTCTAATGCTTTGGAAAAGTACACTAAATTACATACATTTACAGAAGATTATACCCTAAGTGCGTACAAGCAACATGTTCAAGATGAGATTTCTTCTATTGAAAGCGCTGAACCAGCAATATGGGTTTAAAGTTAATGTAATATGAAGAATAGTCCTTATAAAGGAAGAGTTCTAGATTTTGATGAAGTATTTCACATTTATCAAGTGTTGAAATTTTATTATGAAGATATAGAAACTTTACCTCCTGCAGCAGTAGCAGATATAATGAAGCTAGAGTTTGGTTGTATGACAACTGAAAATGACGTATATTTATATCTTCTAACGGTACAAAATAGGGACACAGAAGGTAACTTAAAATGTCATGATTAATTGTATCGAATGTGAAGGAGAATTAAACTGTTTACCAGATGATGCTCTGGTAAATTTAACTGAAGAGGAACTAGATAAATACCTAAATTGTGATGAAAGTGTCTTTAAACTTAACCAAGTTGAAAGGCAACAAACTTACTCCTAGTGAGTTTGTTTATATGCTTCTAAAAAGTGAAGGAGATAAACAAGCTGACAAATACTTAGAAATTTTACCCTTAGACAGAGAAAAACTACAGACACGCGGCTTTGTGAAAATAATGCCCGATGAGTCACTTATACTCCGTCAAAAAGCGTTGGATTTATTTAAAGTAAGAGGATGTGAGGATTGTTGGAATCAATTTGTTGCGGCTTATCCTATGAAGGATCAGAGTCGCCCACTGCACAATGACAAGAGACGTAACAAGCTTAAGTACATTGCGCTAATCGAGAGAAACCCAGATCTACATGAAACTGTCTTACAAGCTCTAGAAAATGAGAAAGAAGATAGGAAACGTGCAAGCTGGATTAATGAATTTCGTCCTCGTTGGAAAATGATGTCGTCGTATATAAACCAAGAATCTTGGACTATGTATGAAAACACAGAACATAACGAACCAATAAAAGACGAGGAAGAATATGGAGGAGATTTAGTATGAGCGAAGAACACAAAGCGTTACCTTGGCGTCACATTTCTAAAGCGTCTAATGCAGCATTACGCTACATAGATGGTAGAAGAAAAGGTGAGATTAAATCCCTAGCCACACCATGGAAAAAGTTTAACAACATATCTATGGGTGGAATAGAATGGCAGACTATCACAACTATTGCTGGTATGTCTGGTAGCGGTAAAACTGCAATACTCGGTCAGCTAGAAACAGGATTGAAAGATCTTAATCAAACTGACGATTTTGCAATACTCTCATTTAACTTTGAGATGCTATCTTCAAGATTAATAGGTCGTAAGCTTAGTAATAAGATGAATCTTACGACACAGCAATTGTATAGTGCATCAGAAAGCTTTCAGCTTAATGATAACTATTACATGAACGCTGTACAAGAAGCTCGCAAGTTAAATAAGTATGATATAAACTACGTAGATATTCCTGGTAGTGTTAAATCTTTAGAAGCAACTATATTAGCTTTTTCTAAAGAGAAAGACAAGCCAGTTATAATTATGTTAGATCATACTCTTCTTGTAAAGAAGGCAGGCGGTGCGCAAGATAGAGATTTACTCTATGATTTGATGGCAATGTTTAACGGATTAAAAAAAGTTATTAGAGTAGCATTTATTCTAATATCTCAAATGAACCGTAACATAGAAGCATCAGAGCGTATTCAGAACCCTGATTTACACTACCCTAAAAAGCAAGACATTTTTGGTGCAGATGCATGTTACATGTATTCAGATATTGTAATGGTATCACACAGACCAGAAATGCTTGGTATTAGGGCATACGGCCCAAAGAGATGGCCTACAAATAATGCTATATTTTGGCATTATTTAAAGGTTAGGGAGGGCGAGCCTTGCATTGCTTTAATGGAAAATGATTTGGCTCATAATCAAATACTAGATGCTAAATCTGCAAACTATTCAAGTAATGAAAATCAAGAAGTACGAGAAGAAGGTGTCAGCAATCCTTCTGAACAAACCCAAGGCTAGAGACTGCGATTATGTTTTATATGCTTTTGTATTATTGTCATACAATGTCAATATACACACTCTAAACACTAAAGATTTCTTAAAAGGTTTACACGATAAGATTTATCCTGCATTTGAAGGGGTAACTCGGTGTCGTCGTAAACTTCAAGAGAAACATGAAGAGCTTAGAGGAACTAAATGGAGCATTAGACATGCAGAACAAGAAACAGTAAAAACCGAAATCAATTTATTTTAACATGGCACAAGAAGTATTAATAGTTGGCGCTAGTGGAACAGGGAAATCCACTTCAATTGAAAACTTAAACCCTGAGTCGACATTCATTGTAAACGTAGCTCGTAAGGCGTTGCCATTTAAGGGGTGGAAGACTAAGTATCCTATATTCAACAAAGAAAATCCTAAAGGTAATTTCTGTTCTACAGATGTACCTAACGAGATTCTCGGCTGTTTGAATTACATTAATGATAAACGTCCTGAGATAAAGACAATTATTGTTGATGATTATCAATACACTATGGCTAATGAGTATATGCGTAGAGCAAACGAGACTGGCTTCAAGAAGTTTACTGAGATTGCTCAGAATGCTTGGTCAGTTATCAATGCAGTTAAAGCTATGCGCGATGATTTATTGGTTGTGTTTATGATGCACTCGGAAGTTACCTTTGATGCACACGGCAACAAAGTAACAAAAGCAAAGACTATCGGTAAGATGATGGACAATGTAGTTACTCTCGAGGGTATGTTTACAATTGTATTGTATACAGACGTAACGAAGGGTGAAAACGGTATGGAGTACACGTTTATTACACAAAATGACGGTACTAACACTGGTAAAACCCCGAAAGACATGTTTGGATCTGTTAAAATTCCAAACGATTTACAATTGGTAGCGGATGCTATCGTAGCTTATCAATAATTTAGTAATTAATTCTTAAAACGAGAGAAAAATGTACGGAAGTAACGTAGAAAGTAACAACACAGGCGCAGTTATGCCAACAGTAGGTATTGTAGAAAACTGTGAATTAGTAAGTGTAACATTGAACACTGACAAAGGTGGAAGACTTGACTTTGAGTTTAAGCAGCCTAATGGTGCAACAGTTAAGCATGCAGAATTCCCTGCTAATCCAGACTATGGTGATGTAGAAAAGCAAGCAACAGATGTATCTCGTCGTGTTAAGCACATTGCTACTAAATGTATGGCAGAATCAGAGTTTGTTATTACTGATGTAAGTACTTTTGAAGAGTACGGACACAAAGTAGCTACTTTGATGGGTCAAAAGTTTATTGGTAGAAAATTTAGAATGTTATTTATTTACAAAGGTAAATATGTAGCACTACCTAAATACCCTAACTTTATCGAGGGAATGGAAGTACCTGCAGACAATACTAATATCTATATTTCAGACTGGAATAAGAAGAAACTAGTTAAACCTGAACCAGATGCAGTAGCGGCAGGCCCAGAAGTTGTAGTAGCAACAGGCGGAGCTGAAATGCCATTCTAATGTACGGTAGTGCAGTAGTAGAACTAAGTGAAGAAGAGATTCTAAGTAGGGTAACCTGCTTAGACATCTTTTCTTACTATATAGGTAAAGACTTTAAGTATGGGAGAGCTATGTGCTCTCCTTTACGTAAAGACAAATCTCCTTCGTTTACTATTTTCAAGCACAGCAGCGGTAAATATTTCTTTAAAGATTTTAGTACTGGCGATGCTGGCGATTGTTTTGCCTTTTTAGGTAAAATGTTTGGCCTCACTAGATTTGGTACTTATCGTCTTATAGATAATGATTTTCAGTTAGGTATTTCTAATACATCTTTTAAAACCCCTACTAAACAGTATGTAGGTAAACATATAAAAGAGCTTGAGGATATTGAACCCTCATCTACTACTATACAAATTAAATCACGTCCTTGGAATTCTAGCGAGGACAAGATATTCTGGTCTAAGTATGGAATTGATTGTAGCATATTAAATAAGTTTAACGTTAAACCTGCACAACATGTGTTTATTAACGGTAACTTAATTGTTAGTGCAACTAAATACAATCCTATTTATGCTTATGACTTTGGTGATGGTAAAATGAAAATATACCAACCATATAGCAAAACTTATAAATGGCTAAGTAATACTAATGTATCTGACCTACAAGGTTTGAGTCAACTTCCTATCTCTGTTTCCAGAGTACGTGAAGGAGGCGATACATTAGTTATTACTAAGTCTTTAAAAGATGTTATGTGTTTAGATATATGGAATATACCATCTATTGCTCCTGCTTCAGAGAGTTGTATTATACCTGCTGACATTGTTAGTAGATTATATGACAGATTTAGAAGAATTTACATATTATATGACTTTGATCCTACTGGCATATCTTTTGCTAATAAGCATAGAAAGTTATATGGATTTCAGCCTTTATTTTTTACCAACGGAAAATTTAATACCTTTGACTACGAAGTCAAAGACTTTTCCGACTTTATAGCTCTTAACGGAGTTAGAAAAGCGGCTGAACTAATAGAATATGTATGCCAAGAGGAATATTTATACCAGGGAATGTCCCGTCAAGTAAGAATGGTAGAAGATGGACAGGGAGATACTTTATAGTATCCAAACAAACTCAAAGATATTACAAAGAAAGTAAAGATTTTTGGGAAGACAATAAAAAAGAGTTTCGTAAGATGCTTGAAGGTAAGACTAAACCTCATAGAATCTCATTTAAGTTTGTACGTAAGAGTAAGCACAAGTTTGATTATATCAATCCTGCGCAGACAGTACAAGATCAAATGGTAAAGTATGGGTGGATTTCTGACGACAACGCAGACGAAATACTTCCAATATTTGTTAAGTTTGAATACGATAAAGATTGTCCAGGAGTTTATATTAATGTTTTAAAATCTTAAAAGATGGCTAAAAGCTTAATTAAATATTCACAAGAGTTTAAAGATAAATGTTTTAACAATCTTAGATTTTTTATGGATATAAGGCTGCTAATGTCTGCAATAGACAACGGTAGAGATAGTATTGTGAGGTATTATTTAGAGCAAGCGCTAGAAGATGATGGGTTATATTTGGATCAACAGATTCACGATAATGGTTCTCGTAAAATAGCAAATGCTAAAATACATGCGCACAAGGTAAGACAAGAATTGTACAACGAGTACATGGAATTATTAACTGAAACACTTGATACACAAAAAAATGTCAGACGAAAATTATTACGGTAGAGAAGAAATTTCTAACAGCGATTTAGGTGAGCTAAAAGTATCTCCACGCAGATTTGTAATGCGTAAAGAGAGAGAAATGCAAACTAAAAGTGCAGCGTTAGAACTTGGTACTCTTATTCATAAGTTTACACTTGAGCCTGAAAAATTTATCATAGCAGACGTTGAGCCTGTAGGTGGTAAAATGGGTGAGTATATTAAAGCTTATTTTGAACTAGAGAAATCAGGGTTAGAAAAAAGTAAAATACCAGAGATGGCTTATTTACATGCTCAGTATAAAGCTGCGCATTCTAAACCTGAAACAATTCTTAAAAGTTTTAAGAATAAACCAGAAAATATTGCATTTTATGAATTCTTAAAAAATGCAGATGGTAAGATTGCTCTTACAGCTAAAGATAAACAAATTGTAGAAGGATGTCTTACATCCCTACGAGGACACGTAGTTGCAAATAGATTATTATTCTCAGAACAAAAAGAAAGTTTTAACGAGAAAGAAGTATTCTTTAATCAGCACGGTGTTAAATGTAAATCTAAGCTAGACAGATTAATTGTAGATAATGAAAATAAAACTGTAACACTTATTGATCTTAAAACAACAAGTAGTCAAGTATACGGAGAGTGCACACCACTTAACACGGATACAGGAATACTTATGCGAGATTGGCACGTTACAGGATTTATGTATTCATGTTTACAATATTCTTACTATAGACAACTTGCATTTTATATTAATGCAGTTAAAGCTGAATACCCTGATTACAAAGTAGAAGCATTTATTGTCGCAGTAGACACTAAAGGTTCTTACGATTCAGCGGTATATCAACTTCCTAAAGAATGGCTTGACAAAGGTAACGAAGAAATTCAATGTTTGTTAACTGAGTTAAACCATTACAAAGAAACTAACAACTGGAGCGTTAAGCAAGGGTTTGAAGAAGCAGTAACTTATTAGATGTAAATTATGACTATGAAAACAAAATCTTTTACCTATATATTGCCTTTAATGGCACATTTTATAGATTTAAGAAAACGTAATCTAGTCAACACTTTTATCGGATGTAGCGATTATCCTGAATTGGATAATCATATATTCCTTCTATATAAGTTCCATGGTACTAAAGAATATATATTATATGAAGAAGAGTTAGAAAACAATACTTTATTTGAAAAAAAGTTTGATCCTGACAAAAAGCATGTAATGTTTGCATTTAAAGTCCCAGAAGATTATCAAGATGTTTACGATCAGTTTAAAGCTGGTAAATATTCTGAACTTCCTGAAGACTATAAAATACAAATCTTTAAGTATCATAATATTCTTTCTGCAGACCACAAAGTTGCAAAAGTTTTATTTAAACATCCAGATCTCAGAGAGGAATTAGAAGAAAGGATAGGTGTTGAAATACCTGAGAACATGGAAGTTTCATCCATACCAGATATGAATCTAGAAATTTACTAAACACACACACATGAAACTAACACAACACAAGAACGTCGATGAAGTCATTGGCGTTCAAAAACAGCACAAATTTAAAATTACAGACGGATCACAGGCTATCATTATGGATAGCCTTATTAATTTATACTCGGACCCTATTGGTTCGATTGTCCGTGAGATCACTTCCAACTGTATTGATGCAAACCGTGAGCGAGTACTAAAGCTAGATAGTAAAATTCCTATGGAAACAGGGGATGATACTAGCTACTGGAGCGACAAGCAAACAGTTTGCATTGAATACGTTGAGAAGAACACGATTCTAGGAGTAGATGAGTGTATTATGTTCCATGATTACGGTTGCGGTCTTTCACAGGAACGCGTACAAAATGTATTTACTACATTCGGTGCGTCAACTAAGAGAGATAATAACTATGAAATCGGGGGCTTTGGCTTAGGTGCAAAATCACCTTTGGCTTATGCAGATACCTTTTACGTATCTAGTAGACACAATGGTACTGAGACATATTACATGATTTATCGTAACAACGATAACGTGCCGCATATGGACCAGGTATACCAGAGAGCTACAGATGAGAAAAATGGTAGCAGTGTAATTGTACCTATTAAAGATGGCTATTACGATAGACGTAAATTTAAAGAGGCAATTAACGAACAGCTTTGTTTCTTTAAGAACTTAGTCTACAAAAATGTAGAAGAAGCTCTAGGAGAGATAAAGAACTACTATACTTTACAGAATAGAGGTAAGGTAATAGAGGATACAGAAGACTATGTACTTACTAACGATGGTAGAAGTTTATTTCTATTGGTTGGAGATGTAGTATACCCTATTAACTGGGATTTACTAGATGATGATCAAAGCTCATACAAAGCTAGTGTAGGCGTAAGATTTGATATTGGTGTATTAGATCTTGTACCTTCTAGAGAAGAACTTCGTTATACT